AATCATTATGACATTGTGTATGACATTTCTTACAAAAAAGCTCTTCTTCTGTTTTATTTACCTTCTCACTTATATGCTTTCGTGTTAGTACATGCTCATCCCATTTAGCTTTGTTCTGGCATTGAGTATTACACTTACTGCAAAATAATTCATCTAAAGTTAGCTGACCAAATCTATGCTTCTTACTCTCGCAATGCCGATCAAATAGACGCTGACTTTCAAATTGATGGTCACATTTTTCACAAAACCATTGTTTTTTTGTTACTTGTTTAATCTTTTTTATGTGATCATCATCAGATTGATGATCTTTCCAAGCTTCATGAGTCAAACCCATGATGTTGCATATGTAGCAGATGTAATCTCCATCGACCTCGGGCATTTTACTTTATACTAGAGAGAATTGTTTAAACCATTATTTTCCTTTTTCTGTTTACGATTTTGTAGAATCAGCTAAAACACAAAACAAAAATCCATAAAACTGAATTCACTTTTGTCTTTGGGACTTTGTAACTTTTGACCATAGCGAGAAACGACGAACAGAAAACATAAAAAAATAAACAGACATTATAAATATATAAATATAGACAGTATATATACATAAATGGATGCAACAGAAATTGAGAACATTTTGCTTCAATTTTTGGTGACTTTGCCGACTAATGTACAAATGGCTATTGTTAAAAAGGAGATTGATTTGCTTGATACTGTGAATGAGGAAGCTGAAGAAGAGATTAAGGAAGAGTTATGGCGTCTAGCTAAAAATGCTATTAGTTATTCAAGAATTATCCAGACATTAGAAGATGTCCAAGATCCTGAAGAGGAGGAAGTAGAATATGAAGTAGATTTGGAAGATGGATTCGAGAAGGAAGAAGAGGAGGAATAATTATTGCTTTGGCCAGTACAGATCAAGAGGAGGGTCTAAATCCATAGCATCACCACCACGCAATTGTGACATTTCACGAAGACTAGGCCTCATACTGCTTGGCTTAATCTTTGCGCGTGCTTGAACAGCTAGAGATCGGCGTACAATCATCATCATTTTGAATCCTCTAATTTGCTCTTGGTGCTGCGCAAACTTTTGAGCAAAGTCCATTTATGCTTTGCCTAGTTTATTTTTCAGGAAACTAACAAATCCAGATTTGTTGCGTGATCCTTCATACTTCTCTGTACGCTTCCCATCACGGTATATAATAGTTGGATACCCATCAACTTTAAAGGATTTATTTTGCTTTTCTTCAACTGCAAAGAGTTTTATGCCTTTGTACTCTGTGCCTAGCTTCTGCCATTCAGGCATCATGTCATGACAATGAGGACACCAATCTGCCCAATAAAGAGTTAAAGATTTACCTTTCTTACCTGATCCAACTGGTGTTTCTGTAACATCTGGCTTTTCTTCTTTATATTTAGGATCATTTGCTAGTTTTGTAAAAAATGTTTCAGTATTTGCCCAATTTGGCAATCCTCCTTGTTGTGCTTTCCAATACAAAAAGTTATCTGCTTGATAATCGGTATTTATATGACCAAATTTCCATTTATAAGCTGGATTCTTAACATCTTCAGGAGTCAATATAGTAGTACCATTTACATATTTTGTTGGATCACATGTATTTTTCTTTTCATCCCAATACATATTCAAAAATTTATTACATAATTCTTTTGGAGTTTTATGTTTTCCATCAATTGTTCTCATATAATCACATTTTCCATTTGCCCAATAACCATTATATGTTGAACACATGTCCTTTTCATTTTTTGGTGTACCATCATAGAATACATTTGATGCACACGTATCATATTGAGCCATTCCATTCGCATTTTTAACAAATTTCTTATTTTGCTTTTTACATTCAGAAGCTTTAGTATTTTCTGTACCATTAGCATGTCTTGTATCATCACATGTATTTTCAGATTCTATCCAAAATGCATCAACAGCTTTACATGCATGTTTTCTTCCTTCTCTTTCAAGTTTTTTGATTTCTTCTTCTTTCATTAATCTAATACGTTCATCCATTGTAGTTGTATTGCCACTACAATCAGCATCAAGAAATTCTTTAGAACCCTTTTCAATCCAATGAGTTACTAGCTGATCTTTATTGTTATTGAGAGCTTTAGCTAGTTCTGGATTCTTTCGTGCATAACAATCAACATTAAATTCAGCACCCGTATGAGTCTTGGGTATATTTGCTTTTAAAGTTGTTGTTAAAGTTCCCCAAGGATTTGAGTATGTATCTCCTTCTTTTTGTACTTCAATTAAAGGTAATTCAGATCCTCCACGTCTCTTTCCTAAACCTTCTAAATCACCAATGTCATCTAATTCTTCAAGTTCATCTAATCCACCAATGTCATCTAATTCTCCAATGTCATCTAATTCTTCAAGTTCATCTAATCCACCAATGTCTTCTAATTCTTCAAGTTCATCTAATCCACCAATGTCTTCTAATTCTCCAATGTCTTCTAATTCTCCAAGTTCTTCTTCCTCTTTACTAATTCCAGGCAATTGTTGATTTTCAATATTAATAGGTTTAGTTTCTGGAGGAGTTACATTAGCATTATTTTCAATCTGTGTATCTTTTTCAGTTGTTATAGCTCCATTTGGTTCAGAAGTTTGAGAATTTGGTACTGCGTTAGGACCATAATGGTCTAATCTATATTTTTTAATCCAATCATCTTCTGAATAATAAGGAGGACCACTTCGTGTTACTCTTGGTGGTACATTACAAGGAGGAGGTTGATTTGGTTTACCAATAACACGGTAAAAGGTACAAGGTGGAGCTAATCCTAAAATTTCTTCATCAGATTTTTGACCAGGAGGAGGAGGATCAACTGGAGGTAAAGTAGGATTAATAGGAGGAGGTTCAGGAGGATTAGGATTAGGTGGACAATTCGCAACACATGTATCAGGAATTAATCCAAGACTTTGTCCAACTTGTACAGCTGTAATAGCATAACTAGCAGCTGTTGTTCCAATTCTCATAGCTGTTGCAGCAATTCCACTCATTCCAGGTACAAGAGCAGAAGCTCCTGCTACTACTATAGCTGCAATGTCTAAAGCATCAATAGGTTCTCCACGAGCAGCTGATGCAATCATTTTTGCCGCAGGACCAGCCATTGCGCATGCGGCCATAATACCAACTGCAGCAGGAGCTCCAATACCTAGAGTTCCAACTGTAACCAAAATACTTACCGCAGCTCCGGCAATCATAGCCATAATTCCAATAGCTTCAACCCAAAAATCAGGATCCTTCATTTTTGCTACAAAGTCATCACCAAATTGTTTAAATTTAGCTTCTGCATCACGAGCCATTTGCTCAAATGCGGCTTTGGCAGCTGCACCCATCTGTTCAAATCCTTTTTTGATTCTATCTCCAACTTCTTCAAGAACTTTTTTGATGTCATCGCCAAATTTACGAAAAGCAGCTGCTATTCCATTACGTTCTGGATCAAAAGCAGCAGCAAGATCAATGTTTCCTTCAAATAAATCTTTAATACCTGCTCCAACTGTTTTCAGAAGTTCATCAAAATTAACACGTCCTCGAATTTGTTTGCCACGAATTTGTTGACCATATACTTCTCCTCCCCATACTTTTAGATCACGTTCATGTAATTGCTTTGTAATTCCATCTGTAAACCAACATGTTTCTCCACAACGCAAATTACAATCAGTACATAATTTAGGTCCCCAATCTTCTCCAAAAGCTCCTCGTAAACGTCCACATTCATATGTACGACATCCAGGTGCGGGATGTTTAAAACAATCATCAACACACCATTTATGTGCTGGACCCCAACATGTTCCTGCTATGTCTCTTGATCCAGCAGGACATTCGTTCATAGAAGATTTAATAGGATTACGACATGTCAAACCATCATCAATTTGACCAGGTGCACACTTTTTACGACATGTTAACCCATCATCAAATTCATCAGCTGCACAAGGTTCAACGCATGTCAAGCCATCATTACGCCATCCAGGAGGACAATCAGCAAGAATACCTCCACCAACCATTCCATACTTTTTCTGGAATCCTTTGGTACCCTTACATCCACATCCACAATCAAGACGCTTAAGTTCAGCTACGACCCAATTTTTAAACGTATTTTTGCTTATGCAGTTGTATTTGCCTCCACCACAACCACAATCATCTTTTATTGGTCTGCTAAGCATTTGTTTATTGCCGTTAAAAGAAATATATATATATAACAAATGTCAACGGGAGATCAGAGCCAATATATTCGTTCCAAGCTTGCAGAGCGTGGCTCACGTACAGGTGCTAAGTTTATGGAAGATGGATTTGATCGTTGGGCAGAATCAGAAGCTCCTGCTCGTGAAGGTCAAATGGAAAAAATACCAGCTGAACATAAAATGGAAAGTTATGGTGGAGCTATGTCTTTGAAACTTGCCCGTCATAAACTTGGAATGGACATGCAAGCTGTTGGTCTTGGTCGTCATAGGCTTAGAATGGATGATGCTATGGACATGCATGGTGGAGATTTGCTTTCAGATGCCAAAGCTGTTGTAGAACAAGCTGTTGGTAAAGCTAAACAAGTACGTGAATTTTGGCAAAAAGCTTCTGCATGGGTTGATGATCTTGAGCAAGATCTAAAGGATGAAATTCTTGACGCTCCTAAATATGCAGATAACAAAGGTCTACTAGATACTACAAAGGGTTTATTGACAATTCTGAATGGTATAAAAGGCTATAAGGGCGTAATAGACAAACTTGCTGAAGGTATGCAAGCTGTTGGTCTTGGTCGTCATCGTCGTCTACATGGTGGAGTAGCTTGGCAAGATGCTGCTGAGGTTGCTAAAAAGGTTGTAGCTTGGTTTTCATGGTTCGCAAAAGCAGCAAAAAATCTACGAGTACTACTCAAACTAAAAAGCTTACAACCTTATGGTCAAATGGCTTTAGATGCTCTAGATCCTATCCTAGGTGCGGTTGGTCTAGGTCGTCATGGTATGGGTGGAAAGAGGCATTGCCAATGCCACCATGGTGGATCTGAACTTGAAGACAGTGAGTACAGTGATTCTATGATGGGTGGGCGTCGTCATGGTGGAGCAAGTTTAAGACCAGGACATACGAAGTTGCAAACGCATATGAAGATTAATGAAGAGGAATATGCTCGTGCACTTGCAGAAAAACAAGCTCAAAGATCAGCAGAGGCAGCAGAACATGACCGCTTAATGGAGCAAAAACTGGGTGGCCGTCGGCGTCGTGTAGGTGGCCGCGCACCTTCTGCTCGTGGTGAGATCGTAAAGAAGGTCATGCGTGAACAAGGTCTTTCTCTTCCTCAAGCTTCTAGTTACGTTAAGCAACATGGACTTTATTAAAGAATTAATTTACATCAACTAAACAAAGATGCCAACTTATCAAACGACTCCTTATATGCCATGGGTTTTTCCAGGTGAAGCATACCACATGAATAAGGTTGGAATGAAACCACTTCGTCCAGCTCCTCTACATAATAAACTTGATTTACTACCTTATGGTGGAAGTGAAGTTCAAACTTTATTTGCTTCTCATGCTCATAAAGTAGTACATGATCGTCTACGTAATAATGAACGTAAGGAAAAGGGTATGCTTGGTCATCTAAAAATGAATGAACGTTCTCAACGTTATGTACGCCCAGCTTCTCGTAGTTCAGTTCCTAATGGTATTTTTCATGGATCTCCTATGGAATATGTTACTTCTGCTGGTCTTCGTGGAGGTGTAATTACGACGAAGGAGGGTCAGGAATGGTTAGCTAAACGTCTCAAGCAGCGTGCACAAGAATATGGTGAACTTAGTTCTGGAAATTTTGGTCCTCGTCCTCCCAAGATTGATGTGTCACCATATAATACTGTAGATACTCTTCTACAATCAGCTTTTATTGCTTTTACAGCTGGATCATTCTCATCTGGTCTGAATGACACACTAAATCAACTACTTCAAGCACTAATTAAGGCAGGAGCAACTATTTCATCTAGCCAACTAACAACTTATGCGCAAGCTATTGGTCAGATGATTCAAACTACACGTCCATTTATAGGAACAATTCGTGCAGAACAGCGTGGTATTGCCCTTGAACCAGATGAGAAGAAATTACGAGCCATTGATGCAGTCAATCTAACTTTAAAAGTAATTGATTCTGCTATTAAGGAAATTGCTCGTGTAATTTATGAACCTCTATCAACTCGTCAGCAAGTAATGGATCAACTTGGTTCTCGTTTGCTTGGTCGCCAAATTGCGCAATATAGACCTGAATTTGCTGGAGAAGAAAGGATGGCAATGGCTGAATTAGCTCGTGAAAGTGAATTTCCTCTTGGTCGTGTTCCTGGAAGAACAACTGAACTTCTACCTGCAGAACAAGCTCCTGAAGCTCCTGAAGAATTTGATTGGGCAGCAGGACAAGGATCTGGTCGTAGACGTAGACATCGGTATTAAACAAATCTGGAATTAATACAAATGGATACTACACAAAGTCTTGCTTTAGCAAGTTTTGTTGGTACAATGACTGCTATTATTAGCTATGTANTTAAACTAAATCATAAACGCATCAGAAGTAAGTGCTGTGATCGAGATTGTACAACTTCATTAGATGTTGAAGCAACAACACCACCAGATAATAAATTGAAAATAAACATACCTCCCAATTAAGTAAATGGAACCGCTCATTGTTCCNTACAAACTAGGAAAGAAAACTGGGTACCGAACACATCTAAATGGTGTTCCGTTCTCTCGTAAACCTGTTGANCTGCAACGAGCAATTCAACAAGCAGAAGCTCTTGAAAAGAAAGGTAATATGCCTGACATTGAATCTTATTCTTTAAGTGAATCTGACATCCAAAAAATGATTCCAACTTTAAGAATCATTTCATACCCAGAACTACTAAAAGCTAGAACAATTGATGACGTTCTAGATAATAAGGGTCGTCTTATGCTTTTATACCTAACAGAAGATGAATTTACAGGTCATTGGGTATGCTTGTTAAAATACCGTAATACTCGCATAATTGAATATTTTGATCCATATGGAAATATGAGGCCAGATGGAGAAAGTAAATGGCTTTCTAAAGAGAAGCTAAAGCAATTAGGTCAATCAACTAGAAAGTTAACACAACTACTAAGTGCAAGTAATTATGAAGTCAAATCAAATGCCTTCCCATTTCAGACTGATCGAATGAATATGAATACTTGCGGTCGTCATTGTACAACTAGACTATATTTTAAGAATTTGACCTTACCTGATTATATTAAGCTAGTAGAGTCTACTGGGTTGACAGCAGATGATTTTGTTTGTGCATTTACTTTCAATTTGATTGGTAAGTAATCTAATAAAAAATTACTACTATAACATAAATGAGCTTCTCAAAAGTGGACATTGAAGGAAAGCGATCAGCTCCTAATCGTATCTATTACAATGGTACAGTGATTAATAATAGTACTGTGACTACTCAGCAATACGATGATCCTGAAGTTGAGTTCCAAGATCAGCGTCAGAGTTCTTTGGTACCAGACGCATCAAACTATGAAGTTTCAGTTCAGAACTTTAGTTTGAATGGTTGCCAAAAGACTCTTCCTTTATTTATTCCACAAATTAATCCTCAATCTCCTACAGATGTTACAACGACTATTTATACCGTAACAGTTTCTGTATTTGATGGAACAAATTACTTAACAAATACTCAACCAATTATTTGGGTTCCTGAAACTTCTACTCCTTATACGAATAAGCCTACAACAGCTGTTCCTGTTCAAATTGAATCAGATTATTATTATTGCTATACCTATTCAAGTTGGGTTTCATTAGTAAATACTGCTTTGAATACAGCATGGACAGCTATTGGTGGAGGTTCTGCTTTTGGAACTCAATGTCCCTTTCTTGAATATGATGAGACATCTGGTTTGTTCTCTTTGAATCAGGATACAAATACTTCTATGGTTCCTTATGGAACAACAGCTCTTCCTCAACCTTATAATGTTACATCATCTTCTACATCTCCTTCTGGTGGAACATATTCTTCAGGTGAGTACTCATTTGTAGGAATGAACACTTGTTTAGAGATTCTACTTTCAAACTTTCCTGAAATCTATTTTTCAGCAGGTCAACTTTGGGCAGGTCAAACAGGAATCTTTCTTCCAGAAGCTATATTTGATACAGGATTATCTATTGATCTACTAACTGGTTTGTCAGATACTAATACATCTGTTGGAGTAACTCTTCGAACTCTACCAAAGACTTCAGTTTTTCAGTTGATCAATCCTTTTCTAGGAACACCTATTTCAGGAGCTTATTTTGCTAGACTAACGCAAGATTACCTTTCAACTGGATCTATTTGGTCTCCTATTGCATCACTTGTACTCGCAACGACCCAAATTCCTGTACGCAATGAGGCATCATCAAATCCAATTTTGCTTGGTACTGGAACGAATGGTGGAAATACAACTAGTGGTGGAGCTTTCCAGAAGGTTCTTATTGAGGCTCCTATTGATGCATTAAAGGCAGATTTATGGAGAGGGTATGTAAAGTACGAACCCCTAATTGAAAAATATTCATCTCTTGACCCTTCTCAAGATGGAATTTCAGACATTGATGTTCAATTATATTGGCGTAACCGACTAACAAATGCTTTAATTCCTGTTCGTATTCCGAACCAAGGATCAATGTCATTTCGTCTACTTTTTAAGAAGAAGGTCATGCTATAAATCGTCGTTTCTTTCTAAAATTTCCTCTAGAGTATAAATAAAACATGGCCTCTGAAGTGACGAAGTATTCAGTGTTCGATCCTCGCATTGTTCAGACTAAGCCGAAGTATGCCGTCGAGAAGGGAGCACTCTCCATTACGAATGTGAGCTTTAATGCTCAAACTGCTAGTTCATCAACAGTTCAGTTCAACGTACAGGTACCATCTGAGAACGTTTTTATTGATCGTGCTGTTGATCTAATTGCGACCCAGACCGCAAGTGTGTCTCTAACTTTCCAGTCTCCTGGTGACATCCCTATTGGCACTTCTCTTGCTGGTCTTCTTTCTCTTGCCGCCTTCCCTGTCCAGCAGTCAGTAAGCCAGGCGTCAGCGACGATCAACGATGCAACGGTAACTGTAAATACGCAGGATGTGCTTGCGCAGGTTCTTCGTCTATCTGACATGAGTGAGGCTCGTAAGCAGCGTACTTGCCCGACGATGCTTGACCGTTATGCATACTACCCCGACTCTCGTGTAGTTGGCAATGACATCTTTCGCTCTTGGGACCAGCGTTTTGAGTCTGACGAGGTGCCCAATGCTGGATTTGTTGGTTTCCAGTATAACTCTGCTGCGTGGGCAGCTTCTACGGTTGGAACTGGTCCCGTAATCGCAGCGACTACTGGTGCTGGTGCTTATACGATTGTGAATGGTGTGCCTGTAGTAACAACTGCAATTACGGATGGATCAGTACTTCCTTTCTACTTGAGCTGGGAGGTAGCTGAGAAGCTTCTACTACCTCCGTTCGTCTTCACGGGTCAGGATGAGCTCAGCACTGGTCTTTTTGGTGTTCAGAATTTTCAGGTTCAGCTAAACTTGACGGCGACGCCTGCTCGTTCTGTGCGTGCGAACACCCATACGTCTCTACCTGCGACTGGTGGTGGTTTTGGTCATGTATCCGCAGTAAGTACTCCTGCTTGGGGATCACCAAATTCTGGTACATATGGTCCTTTTAAGGGTCTTCCTCAGCTCAGTGTACAATTTCTAACGCCTGCTTTGGACATTCCTCTTCCCCCGAAGAGCATTGTGCCTTACCTTGAGTTTCCTAGGTATTTGACCACTGGCCTTGACCCGACGGCGTCTGTTCTTCAGAGCAATACGATCACACTTCCTAACATTTGTGATCTTCTGCTTATATACGTGAAACCAACTAATTATGCGTCTTGTGCTCAGGGTGATTGGACGATGCCTATTAAGTCTATTTCAGTAAATTTTGATAACTTTTCAGGTCTTCTTGCGAATCATACACAGGAGGAACTATACAAGATGTCTGTAGATAATGGTGTAGACATGGACTGGTCTGAGTGGACTGGTGCTGCTCCCGTAGCTGAGTCTTATGTTGGTGCTTCTTGGTCTACTGCTAATGCACAGGGTGGTTTTGTGCCGACGGTTGGTGGCCCGCTTGTGCTCCGCCCCGGCCGTGATTTCCAGCTACAGGCGGGACAAGCTCCAGGAATTGTAGGCAACTTTACGCTACAGTTCAATCTAACGGTAGACAACACTTATCTAGATCTTGGTTCTTCTGTAACTATCTATTTAGTAACTATCAGTTCAGGGTTTTTCGAGACTATCAAGGGTTCTTCTCGTATCATCAAGGGTGTACTCACGGAGCAGGATGTGCTCAGTGCCCCAGCTCATGCACCGGAGGCTGACCTTGAACGCCAAGTTGGTGCTGGACGTCATAGTGGTGCGATGGGTAGACGTCGTCATGGTGGAGCAGCTCACCACATGACGATGGGTAGACTTGGTCATGGTGGAGCAGCTCACCACATGACGGCGTATATGTAAACAAATCTGGATTTGAAATCATAATTAAAATAACAATACCTTAATTGAGCGTCTTATTGAGAATTCGAGTACTGTTTGTACGCAATTCTAAATGTTCTATTTGCTCAATTAAGGTCATTAAACTCGAATAGCTTTTCAATCACAAATTCTTTCTTAAAGTACTTGTTAAATGTATCATTAATAAACTTACTAATCTTGGACTTGTTCAAACGCAAAGTATAAAAAGTTCTAGAATCATTATACGAATCAAAGAAATCAAGTGTATTATGCTTGTGGTTATATAAAAAAGCAAATAAATGTCTAGTTTCGATCGGATTATTATGCTCTAAAACAAAGAAACCATCCTTTTGATTATTAAGCAAATATTCCAATAGTTTAGTAAGCTCCTTATTGTCAATATAATCTTTAGTACTAGAATAGATTTGCTTTAAGGTAAGCTTATGCTTCTTTAGTCCAGCTTTTAGCTTACTCATCAAATCTGGATTTGTTAGCATACATCCTAGTTTAGGAATATGTTTATATTTCTTCTGCAAAGCAAGAGACAATACGTAAGGACAATCTTCCTTCTTATGATCATAGCTTACACCTCCTACGATGTCCATTTATAATAGTATTAGTTTTTAGTAGCTCGTTTAATTGCAGGTATGTCTTCATCGTATTCAGGTTCTGGCGGAATACGTATAGTTAAGCCTTCCATTTGATTAGCTAAAAGAAATTTTAATACCAGGTTCGATTTTGATTGGTATACCCTCTTTCTTCTTATAATTATAGTACCGTCGGTCTCGTTCTCTCTTCTCAAATAAATGATTTTTATTATAAGCATTAGATCTAGCAAGAATTTTGTCTCGATTTTTTAGGTAATATTCCCTAAAGTACTGTTTCATTCTCATTTCCATTATTTAAAACGAGGAAAATAACGTAAAAATCACTTATTTTTGGAAATTACGCAAAACCACATGAAAAAAGCAGTAAAATCATCGATGATTTTACATGAAAATCCATGTATTTTTCGTAATAGACATAAAGTTACCCATTTTTACATAAAAACTCACATAAATATAAGAATGTCTTCATATGATGACCTAGAAATGATCAAAATGTCTATAGATTTTAGTAGAATTATACTTATATTTTTGAATTGTATTGTAATAGTTCTAATCTATTTTAGTCTTAAAGTATAAATGGTAAGATGTCATAAGTGTGGACTTCCAAAATTACATGGTGGATCAATAGCTCCATTGGTTGAGTTACAAAAGATGGCTCATGCTTCATACCATAATCCACCACAAAAAGATGAGTATGAGATTGGTCCATGGGTATTAGTACAAGGTAATGAATGGGTTAAATTTTATGCTAAAGGAAATGAAATTATTGTTGCGACAAGAGGAAGCCAGACTGGAGAAGATTGGACTGACGCAAATAGACGTATTCCTTTTAATGATCTAGAATCTTCAACTGTATACAAACGAGATGAAGAACTTGTAAGAGAATTCAAAGCTAGTCATCCACAATATACAATTTATTATGGAGTTGGCCATTCCCTTTCAGGAGCTATTAATGACATCTATTTGCGCAAAGGACTCATTAGTGAAGCTGTATCATATAATCCTGCTGTTGAGACACAGTACTTTACTAAACAAGTTCCTAATCATCGTAGAATCTATATGAAGGATGATCCTCTATACAAGCTTATGGGACAATGGTTAGTACAGAAACCAGAAGTAAGACCAAGCAAGATTTCTACTGCTACTTGGTTAGCTAGATGGACACCAATTGGTAATCTTTTGACTGCTGATCAATACCTAGAAGCTCATAATATTAAGCAATTTGAGGGTGGAAGAGCTGGATTAACTCTACACGCAGTGATTGTACACAAACCTATGGATCTTCATAAGGCTCGAGAAATTGCCCGTAACGTTATGAAAAGTAATAAAGACAAGTTTATGCGTGAAACTTCTACATCATATAGATTCCGGAACCTTCCCAAAACCAAATTTAGTTCATTTGTAACTAAAGTAATAAATCCTCAAGTGTCTTTAATCTTCGGTCATTTGCTCTAAATAGCATTGATGAACACTAATTTCTATAATTTCTTCATTATTTAGAGCATTTCTAATTTTCCTAATTTCTCTGATGAGACTATTGCGTTCATAGATGTCATCAGAAGCTATTAAATGATTGATTAAGCAATTAAGCTGTTTCTTAAAGAATTTGATGCTAAACATTTGTTATTGATGCATATTAAAATGTCGAATATAATCTTGTATTGATTCTTCAATAGTTGGCTTGTTCCATAAAATCCACCTACTCAAAGCTCCAGCTGTTCTAGGATTCCCAAAGTCTTCTCGTACTCTATGTCTACGCAAATAAGCTGTCTTACGTTTTTGGTCATGAAGTGTTGTGAAGTCTTCGTACCCAAATGCACCAAATCTAATAACTTGGTAAGGATTATCGAATATAGCTATAAGTTTATGCTTGTCATCATTCGCATAATAGAACCGGACCATTTGTTATTATTATAAAATTTTATTTATATGAGAATTTTTGATTAATAGGTGGTAACACAATAATGAGCTTCCCAATCTCCAATAGTACCAGATGGATCTGCTGCCAACCAGAATGTTAATGTATCCGCAGTAGGTATGACTGTTGTAATCCAGGCACTGGCACATAGAGTAGGATTAGTACCATTCACAGTAGCCAAAATAGTAGCATTAGTAGTAATACCTATCACAGTTACAGCTCTATAATATTGACCTGTTGGAACATCCAGAGTAAATCCAGTATTATTTACCTGCCCAGAGGCCACGATAGAGGGATTGGCCCAGTCGCAAGGAGGAGGAGACCCAACACCAGAAGCCGTCAAGACCTGCCCTGTTGCCCCATAGCCACTCGCAGCACTCAAAAATAGATTAGAGGATGCTTCTATACTAACTTTACCTCCAATTAATGATAGAGTTCCAGCAGCCATTGAAACTAGAGGACTACTCCCAGGTACTCCAATAGATAAATCAGTCAGATTAGCTCCTCCAATCGTGATTGCTGTTGTAGAAGTATCTCCAAGAGTTATACCAGGCATTGCGGTTGTACTAAGATTGCCAGACCCATCAATACTTAGAGTCGCACCAGCACTTGAGATTTGTTTTGCGATAGGAATGTCTGCCCAGTCGCAATGTCCAGGAGGTCCATCACCAACTGCCGTCAAGACCTGCCCCGCAGTCCCATAGCCACTTTGAAGACCTAAAAGTAAACCATTCGTAGTTACATCTATTTCAACACTAGTACCCTGAATCACTACTGCACCAGAACTGGGTAATGTAATCTGTGCTGTGCCTCCTAAAACACCTAAATTCATATTTGTTAGAGAGCTATAGCCAATGTCAATTGTCGTTGTAGAAGCATCACCAATAGAAATTGTACTTGTTCCAGATGTTGTAAGATTACCAGAACCATCATACCCAAGAGTTCCAATACCATCTGTAATAGATGTAGGTGACGCACCTGTAGGACCTGTTGCTCCAGTAGCTCCTGTGTCACCTGTAGGTCCAGCTACGAAAGAATCTGCACCTGTTGCTCCAGTAGGTCCTGTGTCACCTGTAGGTCCTGTGTCACCTGTAGGTCCCGTTTCACCAGTATAACCAGTTGCTCCAGTATAACCAGTTGCTCCAGTAGGTCCAGGTACAAAAGAATCTGCTCCTGTTGCTCCTGTATAACCAGTTGCTCCTGTAGTTCCAGTATAACCTGTAGCTCCAGTTGCTCCGCCAGATTGTCCAGTTGGTCCAGTTGGTCCGATTAAACCTCCTTCATAAGACATTTGTAATTACACTTGGAAAGAAATCTAGATTTAATACAAATGCCTTATAAATTACGGAAGGCTCCGAAGAAAGATTTGTACTGGGTTGTAGCAGTTGAAACAGGAAAAAAATATTCTCATCTACCAATCCCTTTGGATAAGGCTAAAGCACAGCTACGTGTACTTGAAAAAGCACTACATGGTGGTGTATTAGGATTTGTAGGCAAATATTCTGACATGGTACAAGATGAATATAGGGCTGCACAAGCAAAGAATCCTAATTTACCTAAACTTGAAGATGTTCGAGAATATTTGAAGAATTCTGATTTGGAATGGATGGTTAATGTACTATCCATATATAAGTCTTGGGACAATTATTTAGCAAAGGCAAAAGGATCATTAGATAAGGATGTTCCAGCAAATCTAGCTTCCTTTTTGAAAAGCCGCAAAGCTTTTGCTGACAATCTTCCTAAAATGGCACATTATTTAGAGAATATTAGTTTGCTTCTAAGAACTATACCAAAGTCTCAATATGATGTAGTAGAAGAGAAGGAACCATCAGCTGAGGATCAGGAAAAGAAAGCAAAGGAACAAGCTGCCTATAATACTTTGAGAGAAGTATATGAATACCTAAAGGGTATTGGAATGAATGATGCTCAAATAAAAGCTAGTGAACCTTATTTGGCTGCGTTAAAAGCTTTTGAAGTTGCGAAGAAAGAAGGGAAAGTTGGTGGCAAACGCAGAAGAAAGCTAATTGGTGGAATTACTAAAGAGGAATATTTTAGTTATACAGGAAAATATATGAAGGATTTAGAGAAAAAACATGAAGTTATACGAGATGGAAAAAAAGACATTACACAAATTTTTTTAGATGAAATAATTAATGAAAATTACATAAAAAGTTTAGATGATTTAGTAAGAATTTATGAATTAATCCAGCTAGGACCACCAGATAATATAGCAGATTTGGGTTCAGAAGTTTTAAAACAGTACAATGATCTTGTTAAAAGTTTAAATGAGAATATTCAGAAAATTAAAAAAGACAAGAGCTTATTTGAAAAAGTTTGTGATTCATTTGTTTGTAAAAAGAAAGTACCAATTATAGAATTGATCAATACGCAATATAGTGAACTTTTACATTTATTAAGACTTGTAGCAAGACCTCCAAAGCCATCAACTAATCCACTTTATAAAGTTATTCATGCTAAACCTCAACCTAAACCTACACGCTGGAGATTAGTTTATGAGGGTGATGAATCATGGTTTGAAAATATTGATACTAATGAATCAAGTTGGGTATTACCACCTGGAGGAATATTAGTTGAAGAACCTCCACGTGCTCCTACTCCTGAAGCTCCTACGCCTCCACGTGCTCCTACACCTGAAGCTCCTAGTACTACTCAACAAATAATTGAACAATTACCACCAAAACAACAAGCATTAATTCAACGATTTCGTAATCTATTTGAAAAAATCAAAATTCCAGAAGCATACCCACCAAAATATACAGTTCAATTTATTAATGATCCTATAAAGCCTACTTATATGAATCATGTTAATAGCATAATTATAGAATTATTTGAGGGAGACAAAGGACTTGATGTTCTTCATATATTAGCAGGATTACCAAAATCAGCATATAATGTTTTAACTGAGATGTTTGGATCAGCAAGTGCTAAAGCTATTGGTATATTACAATTAGAAAGATCTGTAATAGATGTATATGGTGCTGAAGATTTTTCCTTATACAAACAGAAAAGAATACGAGAAGTTAGAGGTATACAAGAACAACCATTCAGAATATTAATCGAATTCATTGAAGAGAAAATTACTATAAATTTAGTAGAAATACTATTAGCACATCCTGATTGGGCTGTACAAGGAAGAGCTGCTGGAAAACTTAAAAGAAAAAGGGGTGGAATGAGTCCTAAACATCTTGTAGAATTTATAAAATTAGTTGTAAATATGGATAAGCTGAATTTAATTGGCCGTTCAGTTGATAATCCTCTTGCAATTACTAGCATAAATTATACAGATAAACAAGCACAAATCTGGAATTTTCTAGGACTATATGCTACTGATTGGGATCGAAAACGGTTACATCCATATTTAGCTGGGTTACATTTCTTATTTTTTGAAACATGGAATGTTAAACAATTATATGATAAAGTTAAGAGTATTATACCTTCTTTAGAACCATACAATACAAAAAGAGAAATTGTAGATGATTGGGTAAACTCTATTTGGATAGAATTATTACAACAAATTGTAGATGGTTTAAATACTCAAAAAGGAAGAAATGATGATTTTGAATTAGAAGATGAAGAACGGAGAAAGCAATGGAGAAAAGAAACAAGAGAAAAATTTCCATCAAAAGAATTTCCTCCTCATAATGTTGGTGGAAGTTATGCGAAGGGTAAGCTTAAGAAGCTGATCAAGAAGAAGCATCCTAAACTAAAGTTCCGAGAATTTCTTGTTAGTGCCCAAGGTCATGTTTCTAGCGTTTGATGGTATTTACTTATTTTAGACAGTATATAATAAATGAAAGTTATTTCTCCATTTATGATGACTTTGCATAAAGAGTTGAAGGACAAGCGTAACATAGCTGATGTTACTGCCTCGCAATACATCCGAACTCTTTATAGCTTAAATTCAGAACGTCCCTTTAATAATCTAGCTTGGTTGAAGAATACGGAGAGTGTTGAGATGCGATTGAGTGAGTATGCAGAGTCAACGCAGAAGACAATGCTTTCGACGATTGTTAGTACTTTGTCTTTGATGAGTGACAAATCCTCTTATAAGAAGATTTTTGCTTATTGGTATAACCGTATGATGGACAAGAGTACTGAAGCTCGAAATACAGACACTTCTGTTAAGACTCCTAAGCAAGAGAAGAATTGGCTTTCTTGGGATGTAATTCTAGCTCATGAAAAGAGACTCGCAGAGGAAGCTGATCGGATAGTTAAGCAGAAAGTATTGAGTACATCAGATTGGAATACTTTGCTTTCTTATATGATTCTGTCACTGTACACAAAGTTCTCTCCACGACGCAATCAGGATTACCAATTCATGAAGGTTGTTAAGTCAGAAAAGCAAGCAACAAATCTGGATTTCAACTACTACATAACTGACAAGTATGAGTTTGTATTCAACAAATACAAGACCGCTAAAGCTCATGGAGAGCAAAAGTTTGAGGTTCCTACAGACTTAGTAAATGTTATTAATTTGTATCTGAAGAAGCATCCTGGAGTTAGCAAAAGTCCTTATTTCTTTTTAGTACAAGCTGATGATACTCCTTTGCCTTCGGTGAACTCTGTAACTCGAATTTTGAACCGTATTTTTGGTAAGAATGTTGGTACAACAATGCTTCGTCATATTTATTTGTCCGCAAAATATGATGTTTCTGAGATGAATGAAGATGCAGAGAAAATGGGCCATACTTCTGGAATGCAAAGAGAATATTTGAAGGCCGAGTCAGTAGAAATACCCACATTTTAAATATACAATATAAATAAATGCCAAAGGCGAGCACTAAAAAAATGCATATTCCCAGCGATGAAGGTTATGATCCGGAAGTAGAATATTATTTTAGGCCAGACTGGAAAACTCCTCCCCCTTCTCCGCCTCCTTCTCCTCCTCCAAAGAAATCACCAAAGCCAAAGCCACCACCACCTGGATTTCATGATTATGCTCCTCAATATAGTAGAATGACAGGATTGGTCGGAGGAAGGAAATGCTCTCATTGTGGACTTTCTAAATATTAAACTTAGACTAATATAAATGATACGAATTCTTCTAGCCATTAAAGCTGTTTTAGAATTTGTCGAGGTCGGTAAAGAAGAATAAAAATTAGTCTTTACATGTAATAATGAGTTTTAGACAAAAGCTAGCATTTGGCGAGAAGTACCAAGAAATAGCAAAGAAGTATACTCCAGAAGATGAAACAATTTTGGAGTGTCCTAAAGGATTATTTAAAGCATATGATTACCGAACAGACAAATATAAGTATGAAGTGAAATCGGATCGTATGGGTTATGCTTATGGTTGTAAGACTATGTTCATTGAGTACGAATGTAATAGTAAGAAATCTGGAATTAATTCGACTGAAGCTGATTATTATTTTTATTTCTTCCATAAGCCAGATGGATCTTATGAAGTTTATGAAATTCCCATAGACGTACTCAAGGAAGCCTGTAAAGATTGCCGTGAATATGTTGGTGCAGGAGATGGTGGAAGAGTTAAAGCATATATTGTCCCAGTATTTTCTGAGTATAAGTTATAAATGGAGATTTGTCCTAAATGCGGAGGTTCTAAACAGTCAGGGTATGTTCAACGTCTTATTTCTGAAAATAAATTAGACCCATCTAAGGTTTCAAGTCCTTCTAAATTTATTCAAGCAATGAAACCAAAAGTAACTAAAAAAGAAGTTAAAGAAGTTCTAGGTAGAAAGCACATGACTGGTTACGACATGGCTCAATATGACATAGCAGTTCAGAGACGCAATAGACCTACTATTAAAGCTTATGAAGATGCCTACCCTGGACTTAAATCACGCAAGTAAATTCTGAGTATAAACTTTAGTCTTGATTTAATAGACCAGCTTCAGTCTCAGTAATGTAATAGATTGGAAAATTCTTATGTATGCAAAGCCAGCGTGATCCTGTGTTTTTGATTGCTTGTACTTCTTTAGGGCCCATACCAACGTATGTCTTCAAGAAATAATTCAATGCATGAGCTCCAGTACTTTGAGGGTATACTACAAAATGGGTAGCCTCCGTCAAGCAGAGACGTGTCTTTTTAAAGTTAGATAAGTGGTGAGACAAAATTAGAATGCTTGTTACTGTATGACGACCCATAATACAAATGTCATCAATTAGTTGTTGTACAGCTTTAGCTTCCTTACCAGTTAGTGTATCATAATCATCAAAGATTACAAGGCTCTCACGCAAAGGTTCCAAATCTTTCATAGGAGTTTCAGTTAGCTTTTCAATATTCAAGCGAATAGGTCTTTCTTTCATTCCATCCAAAGTCTCATCAACCTTTAGTTTGCTTACTAAGTATACTGGACGACCCTTGAATAGATTCTGGTATTGTTCTGATAGGTGTTTGGCAATATAAGATTTGCCTGAACCAGATGCTCCTGCAATGTAATAAATGAATCGCTTCTCAGGATCAGGATTAAAACTTAGATTAAAAGTTGATCCAGGTGGAAGCTTAATTTTAGAAGAACCCTTTTCTTCAACTTCACCCAACATTTCACGGTAAGCTTCCTCCGCTCCATCCACATTCAAATTTAAGTGCTCGGGAGGAATATTTCGTCGGAATGCCTCCTGAAGTATGCGCATAACTTCAGATTGTTTTCTAGGTGGTAGCTTGCTTAACCGATGCTTACCTATTTCAAGCTCTTGTACACCTTTCTTACCAGTACTTTTAGAATCACCCATCTGTAAATATAAAACTTCCTTGTTATAATCACCCCCAGTTACAGCCGCAATTGGGGTTGATTCCTTTGATTTATCAAACGTCAATTTTACCTTGCCAGACATTTTATTTACTTAACAAGATTAAATCTGGGTGAATAGTTACGAAAAAATAAATTAAATCATGTAATCTCTCGGAATTGGCAGTAATTTCTCGGATCTGAGAGCTTTTTCCATTTCTCCTTGTAGAATTTCCTTTAAATAGGAAAGTTTTGTATTGGTTGGAGTTGCATGATTGAGCTCTGGGAAGTATAATTTAGCGAAGAAATTCCGAAGCATGTCTAATTCTTTACGCTTTTTTGCTTTGGTTATAGCATTAGAAAACTCTTCTAGTACTTCCATGTCAGCTGTAACCATATAAAGCTTACCGATTGGTGAGTTTAAGATTTTAGTTAGTTTGTCAATAATTTCAGCATCTTTGTACTGTTTAGCTAAGCTAAGCATTCGTTTAGCGACTTTAACATAATTTTGTTCAGCTTCAAATTCGAGGATGTTTTCTTTCAAAGCCTTCTTTATAGCAGGGACAAAAGCATAAGGTTTGCTTGATCTATTAGTCCATACTATAATGTTTGAGAACTCAATGTACTTGTTCGTTACCCATGCGATCAAATCCAGTTTTGTTATGCCTTTAGATTTGAAGGCATCTTCCAAATAATAGATTGATTTATTCCGAATCTCTTTGTACCCTCGCATTATTTCTGGAATTGACCAACGCAAAAGACCAAACCTTAATTCCTTTCTAGCTTCTAAAAATTCTACTGGATTTAGGTGAGGTTTCAGAAGATCAGATCCAAGCATATATTCTTGGTGACTAATAATTTTATTCTGCCAAAGGTTAGCTAGATGTGCTAATTCTTCCTTTTGACTATAATCATGTACTTTAGAGTTCTCAACATATGGCTTCTTAAGCAGATTCCATTCGCTTAATTCACCACACTTTACGTCAACTAGCTTACCTACTTTTTGTATATTCCGGATTTTTGTCTGAAACTTTTTAGCACTTCCTGCACGCAAAATAACTTCCTCAATTAAGTCATAGTCAGCTGAATACATAATTTTATGGTCAGCTGAACTTCCTACTACATTAGGTTTACCAAAGCTAATCGCTTTGAGTACCTTGATCAACGGTTTTGAGTATTGGTCTGGGAATTCCCTCTCCATTTGTATTAGTGTTCTTAATATGTTTTTGAGTTTTCTGGTGCTGTATCCATAGATGTTCCTTCTTGCAAGTATAATCACATTTTTCGCAAGTATAACTTTCTTGACCATTTTCTTTAGTATGCTTTTTAGTCTCCAAATGAGCAGACCATTCTGATTTATTTCGACACTGGATTTCACATTTTTTACAATATAATTCTTCTGCTAAAACTGTTCCTTTTCCAGTATGTTTTTTGCTCAAACAATGCCTAATATATTCAGACTTCTTAGTACATTGTACTTCACAGCTTTCGCAATAAAACTGTTTATGTATAGTTGCTTTAACTTTTTGTTTATGATTTTGATCAAAAGACCAGTGATTTTTCCATTGATCATGCGTCATGTTACCTATAGAACAAATATGGCAGTTGTAATTAGTTTTTACCTCGACCTCGTCCATTTTACTTATATATTATATATTATATTTGTTATTTGTTTAAATTGGTTATTTGGTTATTGTATAGTATATTGTATATTTGTTTATTTCAGTTCTGCGTTTCTATTCCATAGTGTCTGTGCAGAGTCCTCCCGACTCCTCGTGGAGTTTCAGATTCGTCCTCA